TGAAAATTTTGAAAAAAGATTCAGTAATGTAAGTATAAGCAAACCAGAAATATGTAATATTTTAGAACCAACTAAAATATATCAACCATCTGACGGAGTACGTCATTTCCCTCCAACAGAAACGCCTAAATCAATGGCTAGCAAGTTATTTAATGCCTTTAAGAGCTCTCCTAAGCTAAATGTTCCTTCTGCTTCACCAAAAGATAAAAAAAATCAACAAACTATTATAACTTTTGATAATAATTCAAATCAAAATGACGATTATATTGATTCAGTTCAATCTGAATTTAAATCTAATGCTAATCACGCAAATATCCTAAATTCTCTTAATAAATAATAATAAAATAATATAATTATATTTTTTTATTATAAAATAATTTAATAATCCAAATCTCTATTCATCTACTACAAATACCTCATATGGTTTTAGAGCCTTCATCATCATTGAATAAGGTGTCATGTCCTCGTCATCCATGAACATCTTCAACATCTCGGCTGAATAACCACTCATGAGAGCGACACCTGGAGTATCTTTCTGAACAGGAAATGCCACATTAGAGTCTCTCAAGTTCCAAAACACCAATTGAGGAATCTTATAACCAGCCGCAGAATACTTGGCTGAAATAATTTCATATGCTGTCTTGTATTCTCCATTTTGTGCTTGGTTAAATTGCATGTCTGTGAAAACAATAATCTTCTTTGGCACTTGTTCTTGTGTTAGTTCATACTTCAACGCCTCATCTAAAATCATCTCAAAAGCGCCAATAAAATTAGTGCTTCCTCCCCAATGTGCGCGAGACAGAGATGAGACCTTTTCAGCTAAAGTTGTTCCAACAATAGTATGCCATTGAGGAATTTCTGAAAATGTAAGAACTCGATTTTTAAAACGACCTTCAGTAAGTGCTGACATTAAGATTCCCATAGCAATTGAAACCCACATAGGAATACCACTCATAGAACCACTTACATCACATAGTGCGACACAATTCTTGAATACTCCTGCTAATAATAAGCGAGCTACTAAGGCAATCCATTGAGCATTTGCTGCCTCATCCGGATTCATTATTAGTTCATGTGGCTGAATACCCTTTGAATTCATCTTGGCGCGACCCGCAACTACATTTGATAGGTAATTCATAAATCCTTCAGGACAATGCTTCTGAAAAGCCGCCTTCTGCTTTTTCATTGCTGTTGCTGGAACCTTCTCAAACTTAATCTCATTCCAACGTCTGGCGCTTTCAAGACGCTCGAGAACATCAATCTTTGTTCTCAGAGGAGTTAAATATTTCTTGCGATACTCCTTCATATCCTTACATCCCAAAATCTTTGACAAGCGGTGTGCTGCACGAGTTTTTGAGTCATATTCACATCTTTCAGTTGGTGCCCACTTTGCCATTAGTGATACTGATTCACCTGCGAGAAGCTTAACAAGATCATCTTGAAGTATAGCAGCCATCAATTGAAGTTCAATGTCTAGGAGAAGATCATTTTGAGCTGGATCAATTGGTGCCAACTTAGTCATTAAATCTAGTTGAAGAAGATCCTTAAAACAACCAATCTTAGTAAATCCAATCAAATTCTTAACATATGTCTTTGGCTTCCAACGCTTCAAATAATTCATAATATAAAAAGAAATTAACTTCTCTTGCTTACCATCTCCAATACAATCACGTCCATTAAAAAGAATCTTTAAAGCAATATGAGGACTCTCCCCACATGCCCGAACAAACATATTAACAATATCTTCTTGAGAAGTTCCACGGACATATCTAGCAAAAAAATCTAAACAGGCAGAACCAGTTGAACTAAAGGCAGCGCCTCCATTCTCAGTTGTTGTATCTGGAACAATTGGCTCAGCAATTAGAGCATCATACTTGGCAGCAAATGCGGATAAGGATGTCATGTCGAACGAAGTAATACTTATATTATATTATCCTTATATAGTTTTTAATTCAATTTTTTTGGATGCTGCTCTAAAGAGTTGCCTAAAAAATTGGTAGGCAGATTTAATCTTTGCTTAAATCAACGGCTCAATTTTTTAATACAAAAAATTTAATTAAAAATTGAAATTTTATAATTATGATCTATATTATATTTAGGGATATATAAAATGGCAGCAGTCATATTAAAGCATTTACCATTCGTCACTATAAATAATGAAGATGTTGAATCTCTTTTACTAGAAGAAAATTATAGAATTAATATTGATCAAAAACCATATATAATTATACCAGGCGATAATATTAATAAAAATATTAGTATAAAGAAAGACCATAAAAATTTAAATAATTCTAGCCCTTTCGGATCTATAATTGAAGCTATTTCAGGATTCTTTTTTCATTCAAAATAAATAAATTTAATTTCTATATTATATAATGAACGATAAAGAAAGCGTTAATAAAGATTCTAATACAGATTTAGAAGTAGTTGGAATGACTTGGAACCCATCAATCGACAAATTACTAGCAAAATGGTGTGATCAGTCTAAGTGTTTTGAATGGATGCATGCCGAAGCATATGATATTTCCTTCAAAAAAGCTCGTAAATTTATGATTTCTATTAATTTATTAACAGCTGTTAGTGGCTTAAGTAATATAATTGCTGGTGGATATAATATAAATGGATTTCAAATTGCTTGGTTATTTGGCGGATTATCTATTCTTGTAAGCTCTCTTAATATGCTTCAAGATAAATTAGGCTATCAACAAAATTCTGAATTACATAAAAGATTATCTAGCACATGGGGTTTAATTCGTAGCAAAATTGAAGAAATGCTAATGCTTCCTCCATCTGCTAGACGTGATTGTAAAACATTTATAAAAATGATTAAAATTGATATAAATCAAGCATCATTTGACGGAAATTCTTTAATTCCTCAAAAAATAAAAGATCAATGTTATGAAAAATTTAAAAGTATTCATAATTTTGATATTCCCGATATATGCGGACAAATGGAACATACTCAGGTTTATTTAGACGTTATAGTTGAACAAACTAATTCAGATTCTTCAGATACTTCTAAAACTTCAAACTCTTCAAGTGGATCTGAAAAACCTCTTATTAAGACAAAATAATTAAATCTTTTGAAAGTCATCATCTAAGTGATTCCAATATCTTATACTAATTTTTTCTACTATTAAAGACGGTTTTATATGAACACGAAATATTCCACTAAATAATCTTAAAAATTCATTTAGTATTTTATTATCACTATAATCTGCGTATAAATTCTCATATTTTAATATTACTATATTTGTATCTGTATTAGATTCCAATTTTGTAAATGTTTCATTATCATGACATATTACTGTTGTATATAAATTAATATTTTTTCTAATTATATATTCCTCTATTCCATAATTTAATTTATCTTTTAATTGAATTACATTATATAATGTAAATTCATCTACATCTAAATTAAGATCTGATATAATATTGATATCAATATTTAATAGCTCATAATTTTTTAAATTATCCATTTTTAATAATAAACTTAATTTTATTTCATTTGCTTCTAACTCCTTTGACGAAATTGTTATTTCAACTGTATTAAATATTTCAGTAGTAATAATATTTGTATATCTTAATAATTCATCTATTAATATATAATCACTTAATTTAAATATATTATTTTTTATTCTATAATTGTTTATTATAAGTGTTCTTTTTAATATTCTTGATATTTTTAAACAATTAATAAAATAATTAATAAACTCATCTACAGATTCAAAATTTATTTTTTCAAATTTTATAAATCCTTTAAATTCATTTGATCTTATTTTATCCTCAGTATCATTTAATAAATCTTTACGAATGATTCTTTGTCCTATATGGTTTATAACTCTAGGATATTTTAATATAATTTCATCACGTTCTTTATAAAATTTATTAAAATTATCATGAATTAACATATCATTTTTAAATAAAGGATAAACGCATTTTGCTAAAAATACTTGATCCATAGTATAATGCGAATTATCCTTTATTTTAGATTCATATATTATTTTTTTCATATTAATTCCGCTATTATTAAATCCAAACATTCCAGCCATCATAAATTCCTTATGATTCGGATGATCTCTTATTATATGAAGCTTCTTTTTAGAATTTAAAAAATCTAACACCATCATTTTTTCTCTATTGCTTACAATACTATCACAATCTCTCACTAATACAATATTATTTTCTTCAATTGCTAAAAATCTTAATAATCTTCCATTTTTTATATCATTATTTTGCATATCAATAACATTACAATTCAGGGCTTTTAATTGTTGTATAACAGATTGATTAACATCACGTATATAAAATCTAATTTCCCATTCATTGCCAAATATTTTTGGAATTAATTTAGCATTTTCAATTGAACCATCAGTATATATAGGATTATTTCCATATAAAGTCATTGAAATTATTTTATTCATTGTTTATATAAATTAATATCTTTTCTTTATCTCTTTCTAATTGTTTTAAAATTATCTTAAATTAAATTTATTAAAAAAATTTAACTTTCTGTATAATCAACTGCTTGTGTTGGTCGAAGATTATAAGTGTGGCCAGGAATTTCATCATCGTCTTCCGTCTTTAGACTTCTTAAATTATATTGATTACTTGCGTGAGTATGACTTTCTTCATTTGACCATTCTGTATCTGCTAAAATATCTTTTCCAGTAAGTCTGCGTTTCTTAAGACGCAGACTTAAAAACTCATCAAGAGATTCACATAGCACTACATTCTTTTCGGTAAGCTTACTAATATTTTTATTTAGTTTTAATACCTCTTTTTGAAGTTTTTCCACATCAGTATTTAATTCAGTATTCTTCTTCTCTAATTCAATATTTTCTGTTTGTAATTCTTGAAACTCATTTGTAATGTTTTCAATTGATTCAAGATGTTGCTCAATCTCTCCCTTTAGGGTGCGATTTTGAGAAACATATGAAGTTTGAATTAAGAAGGTAATAAATGTTGATAGCAACCATAAACTAGTTAGAGTGACTAGTTGCTGATTTTCACGAACATAAAACATTAATTCTGATGTTAAGATAGCGTCGTATAGCTTAGCGATATCGATGTTAAATTTGATTTGCTCCATATTATTCTTTTATACTAATAAGGCATTTTCTATCATAATGTTCAATTATCAATTTTTTTTAATAATCTTTAACTAGTTTACTTTAACTAGTTTACTTTAACTAATTTACATTTAACTTAAAGAAGTATATATATAATCTTTATATAATTCAGAATGTTTAAATTTTTCATGTCTCTTATGACGCCAGATCAACAAGCAATTCTAAAATCAACACATCGTATAACTGTAAATGATTATAGTTATGAAATTGAATCTTTAGATTCTTTAATGAATCTTCAAAAAGATTTTATGCAATCAATCTTACAAAATTCTAAATCTAGTTCAAAACCTGATATCAATTATAAAGTATCTTTTATAGTTGATAATAAAGTAAATCTTGAAGTATCAATCTTTAATCGAGAATATATTGTTGATTTACTTGAAAATATTAATAAATTTAATCAACTTACTAAATTAGCAAATATAAGTTTAAGCTAATATATTAATAATTTGTTTTGCATTAATAGCATAATTATTAAAATCAAAAAAGATAGATACATCTATTTCATAAGTTTTGTTCAGTGATACACTTTTATCACTAATTTTTACTTCACTTAATATTGGACATTTACTCATTTCTAATTCAAATGTAAATCCAAAAAAACTATCAGTTTTTTTCACCCTTTCTAACATAATTCCTGGATAACATCTTATTGTTATCATTTCATCAACAACACCTTGTTGTTTATTTTCTTCTCCATATAACCACCAATCACTTAATATTTTTAATAAATATTCATTACGTTCCATTCCAATTTTTGTAATTTCCATATCAATTAATATATTATTTACTCGTTCTATCATATTAAAATGATTCTTGAAATTTTCAATATTTCCTTTCATTCCTAAACTCATTTGATGTTGCATTCCAATTGAATCAAACATAGCATATCTTTTGGAACATGATTGCATAATTATAAATCCCATACTCATAAAATTTTGACCTACACAATCTACTGATATATTAGATGCTTGTAATGTTTTAATATATTGAACTAAATGATTACCAGAAAATACAGATCCTCCTGGACTATTAATATATAAATTAATTTGTTTATTCTCTTGAATATATTCATAAATATTTTTAGTATTAAAAGATTTAATAACATCATCAACTGAACTTGTTGTTACTGGGCCAACTAATGCTACAAAATTATTTGATGATAATGTTATTGTTTTTCCAAATGATTGAGATACCAAGGATACAAAGGCAAAAAACAAACTAATTAACATAATATATGTATATATTATGTTAATAAATCTTTATGTTATAATTTTTCAAGAAATGAACTAAATTTATTATATACTATTTGTTCATTAATTTTATATTCTTCTTTTTCTTTATAATTCAAATTATTTTGTATAAGATTAAAATATTCATTCATTTTAATTATAAATTTTTTAAAATCTTCATGTTTAAATAAATCTTCTCCTCCTATTTTTATTAGTAAATCAATTCCATCTGATTCACCAGATAGCATCATATATCTCTTAACTTCATTTGTAGCCATTTCATTCGCCATTATATCCATATTATCAAATATTTCTTGATGTGCTTTTAATAAAAAAGTAGCATATGATGAATTTTTTAATAATTCAGCTGTTTCTTTTTCTTTTTCAGCATGTATTTTTTTTATTTCTTCCATTTATATATATGTATAATTAATTCTTTATCCACTTTTAACTTATTTTCTAAATTCTTTATATAACTTGATTATTACTTCTATATGATTTTCTTTAATTTCATTTCCCATTTTTAATAATTCTGGTGATGATCCTAATCCCTCTAATAATTCAATTGATACTTTAAATAAATCATTCAAATACTTTTCTAATGCTTTCATTTCATCTAAGCCCTCATATTTTTTTACTATTCTTTCTAATTCTTTCTCAACCTTTTGATCCTCAACCATCTTTAAATTATTATTTCCTAAAGACATCTCTAAACAAAATATACTTGAATATAATTTTGCTAAATCATGATATTCTGTATTACCACATTTATCTATAACTTGTAGTGTATCAAATATTTTTTTAGATGTATTACATATTTCAAAACAATTTGGATAATTATGATACGATGAATTTATATCTGTGCATTGATCACCACCTTTTTGTTCAACTTTAGATTCTTTTTTTTGGCTAATATTCGATGCCTCAATATTGCCAGTATTTAAAATAGAATATGATAATAATCCAACTAATCCACTTAATAATATATTAGTATTCATTATATTATACATTTTTATTTTTAATTTTATATAAATATATATTGGTTTAATTAATATATATTTAATATTTGATTAAAGTATGTCAAAATTATCAGTTTATTATGATAAAGAATGTACAAAAATAGTAATGTCACATGATATTGATATAATTAATTTATATGCTTCTGATATTTTTAAAAATAAATATTGGAAATATAATGTTGATATAGTTAAACATGTTGAAACTAAAGACGAAGAGGAGGTTAAAGACAGAGAAGTGATTGATAATAAATTAAATGAATTTGAAATGATTGAATATGGTGAATACATATTAAGTATTATTGAAAAATATGTTAAAACTGATTTTAATATAAATTTTTTACATCTTTTTAAATTTGTTTTTTTAACAAAACCAACAAATTTCAATTTAGAATTAACATCATTATATATATACCAAAAACAATATAAATCATTAGAAACATATATAAATAATTACATCCAATTTAATACTCGATCTACTGAAATACAATCTACTGAAATACGATCTACTGAATTAATTTATAAACCATTTTTTGATTTTTTAAGTGAATTTAGTTCTGAATTAAAAAAATATTTTGAAGATGATATTTATTATAATTCTGAAATAAACCATTACATTTGTAAAAAATATTTAGATGAAATTAAATCATTTGGATATTTTAATTTAAAATTTGGTGAATCTGGTTATACTGGAATGTATATAATTGATCTTAATTAAATGTTTAACAGTGATAAAAATTGATTTCTAATGTGTTTATTTACAATTTTATTTATTTATATAACTATATGAATAAATCTTATTCTGATTCAATTCAATCAAACAATTTAATTAATTTGCCTAAAATAATAAAACGCCCAACTTTTTATTACGATAATGATGAATTTAAACCAATACGTGCTGGAGGTATAATAATTTATAAAATAGAAGATAATTCAATAAAATTATTATTAATAAGAACAAATTATAATAATAAAGAAATGTTTGAAGATATTGGCGGTAAAACAGACATTAATGATATTTCATTTTTTAATACTATCTCTCGTGAAGTTGGAGAAGAAACAAATTATGTAATTAATCCAGATATTATAACATATCAATTACATTCTGCTGATTCTATTTATATCCCTCATGGAAAATATCTTCTTTATATAATTCGTGCTAATAATTATGAAAGAAAGCTAACACCTACACATTTTGGTAATAAAGAAACTCATGATAATATTGATAGAACTATTGAATGGGTTAATGTAGATGATTATATAAATCATACAAAAAATTTTAATCCGCGATTACATAATAATGATTTGAAAAGATACTTTCTAAATTTAATTAAGGTTTCATTATAAACTTTAATGGTTCGTGATAATTATAATCATCTAATATAAAATGTTCAAATGTTAATTCTTCTATATTCCCAAATTCTTTTATAGATAATTTAGGAAAATCTTTTGGTTCTCTTTCTATCTGAATTTTAGCTTCTTGAATATGTTCTTCATACAAATGAACATCTCCTAGGTTTATTATTAATCTATCTGGCTTATAATTTTTTCCCAAATAATTACAAATAATATATACTAAAGCAGCATATGAAGCAATATTATATGGAACTCCGCATGCTATATCAGCAGATCTTTGCGTCATACTACAACTTACATAATTTATATCTTCTTGAGTGCGAACATAAAATTGAATTACAATTCCATGACATGGATATAAAACACCTTCTTCGGCCACAGATGGATTATAAGATGTCATAATTATTCTTCTAGATGATGGATCATTTTTTAATAAATGTAGAACTTGATTTAATTGATTAAATCCTTCATCAGTATAATTAAAATTACAATCCACATATTTAGCACCAAAATGTATCCAATTAAAACCATACATTGGTCCCATATCTCCTTCCATATAAGGAAGGTTTCTTGATTCAATAAATTCTTTTGTTGTATTTGGTTTCCAAATATTAATATTTTTATTTTCTAATATTTTTGAGTTGGTATGACCAGCTAAAAAGAAAAGTAATTCCTCTATAATTCCACGAAAGAATACTTTCTTTGTTGTTATCAACGGAAATTTTTTTCTTATATCAAATTCGATTGTCTTTCCAAATAATGAATATACTTTTCCATTACGAGTTTGACGACAATCGCCATTTGTAAGTAATTCTTTGATTAAATTAAGATACGCAAGTTCTTCGGACATTGTATATGTGTGTTGACTTAAATAAATTATCTAAAATTTATTTAAAAATCAATTTTTTATTAACGGGTTGGTGTGGTCTTGGCAGCGCTGCTAGAGGCAGTTGTGGTTGCTGTAGGAGTTGATGGAGGGGTTGTTGTTACAGGAGCTACAGTAGTGGTGACTTCAGCGACGGGAGCGGGGACAGCGGGGACAGCCTTCTTTTTACGCATGCTTCTTGAGATTCCCCAGCCAATTACTTTAGCGATGTAATATACTACGAAGAATACGGCTGCATGTGTAGCAATTACGGTTGTTTCATATTCGCCAGGTGCGTATCCTTTTGTAGGTAATGTTAATAATACACCAGGTACTAATAGAACAAAGAGTAATGTGATAACTAAATCCCAGATAAATGCTTTAAGGAAGAAATTCATATATATAATATTATATATATTATTATTTTTTCAAAACTAAATTTTTTTTAATCTAAATATTTTTTAATATGATATCAATTTTTTATAAATTATAATATTTTATATTTCTTTAAATTTAATATATCATTATATATATTGTCACTTGGCGGATCAACTGTTTTTGAATCAATTTTTGAAACAATTTCAAAATATTCTTGTATTATTTTAGGCATAAATTCTAATCTTTTTAATTCTTCTAGTTTTTGATAATTATCATATTTATCCCGTCTTTCATAATATTCTATTGCGTATTGCTGCCATTTAAATATCTTATTGTCTATCAAAGATACATTACAATAAACAGTCCATAATATGACTCCAAGTGCTAATAAATCCATTTTATATGATAAAAATGGTTCATTTGGTATTGCTCCAATATAATAATAATAATACCCAATTGATCCATTCATATTACAATTTATTTCTAAATCAGGTTGGCTAACTGATTCATAATCACAAACTTTAAATGTATTATCGCTTGCTTTATATAATATATTTTTTAATTTTAAATCTCCATGTATTAATTTCTTTTTTTGATGCAAATGTTTTAAAAAATTAATTACACACTCTAATAAAATATCCCAATTTTGATAAGCAGTTTTTATATATTTATATATATCTCCATTACATTTTTCCATTACAAACCACTCATATGAATTATATTTACCAGTTAAAAATACCTCATCTATTAGTTTAATAACTGAATTTGGAAGTGTATGTAATTGATATTTTTTTATTATTTCTATTTCACTATCATTATTTTTTATATTTATTATTTTCATTATCCATTCTGAAATACCATTTAATCTCTCTAATAAATCATTTAATTCTATCTGATAAGTAGATACTTCATATACACCACGGCCTAAGGAAATTTTAGAAATTTCTTTAATAATTTTCCACGGTCCAATTATATCACCATTTTTTATCATAAATTATTATATATCAATATAATAATTTATCAACTATTCTTTATTTAAGAAAAAATTCTCTAATAATATACAATCATCTTCAGAATAATCTAAAGAATTTTTCTTAAATATATTATTTAATAATCCTTTTACATCATCATAGCCACCAATTTTTATTTTTTTATTAATCTTTTCATCAATTAAAAATATTTGAGGATATGTTGGCATATCATTCATTTTATTATAATAATCTTTTTCAGATTTAGATTGTGCGACCTTAATAATCTTTGGGTTACATTTTTTTAATAAATTTTCAGCTTTCATACTATATGGGCATCCATCTAATGAATAAATATATAATTTCATATAATTTAAATATAAAAAATATTTATTTTAATTCTAAAACTTTTGGTACATACTCTTTATTACAATTATGACATTTTTGTAATTCAAATATTTGACTTGTTATAACATTTGAAGATTTACAGTATATACAATTCATCTCATAATCAATACTTCTTTTTAATCTATATTCTCTAAATAATGGTTTATTTAAAAAATTCTTAAATTTAGACTGATTATCTATTAAATTTTCAAAATAATTTGATTTTTTTTCATTTAGATAAATATGTACTGGTATTGGTTCTGGTTTATATAATGGCTTAAATTGTGGTATATTGTATGGTACAAATTTAGGAGGTATATTCATTTATTATATTATACTATGTAAATATATATATTATATTAAACATAAATATATATATATATATTTACATATTATAAATGCCAACTATTGGAATTCATATTTTTAGAAGAGATTTACGTATTCACGATAATGTAGCTCTACATTTATTAAGCAAACAAGTTGATAAAATTTTACCTATCTTCATTTTTGATCCTTTTCAAATTGATCATACTTCAGAAAATAGCTCGTATCGATCTGATCCAGCTGTTAGATTAATGATTGACTGTTTAGATGATCTCGATGAAGAATTACGTGCGAATGGATCTAAATTATTTTATTTTTATAATGATCCTTCAAATGTGCTTGAAAAATTAATAAAACTTATTAAACCTACACACATCAGTTATAATGCGGATTTTAGTAAATATTCTATAAAGAGAGATAAAGCGATGGATCAGGTTTGTAAGGATAAAGTTGAACTAATAAAATATATGGATGACCTAACAATAAATAAAATGGAAGATTTTTTAAATAAAAATAAGGTATTCCGTGTATTTGGCGCCTTTTATAAGAACGCTATTAAAGTAAAAATTAGAGCGGAAGTTGGAAAACCTAAAAATTTTATTGGTCAAGGAACAAGTATTAATGGACAATTTAATGACAATATTGATAAATTCTTTCATAAAGATACAGAAATTCAGATTATTGGAGGGAGAAATGAAGGAATAAAAATATTAAAAAAAATTAAAGATTTTAAAGATTATTCAAAAGAAAGAGATGATTTAGCTTATAATACAACTCGTTTAAGTGGTTATTTAAAATTTGGTTGTATTAGTATCGTTGAAACTTATAATGCTATAAAATCAGCAAAAAATCCAGACTTATTAAAACAACTTTATTGGCGTATGTTCTTCTTCATTTTAGCTAGATTTAATTATAATGATTATGGTCATATGGATGAATTTTTTAGTAATGTTAAATGGCGCAATAATCTAGCCGAAGCTAAAAAATTATGGGATGATGCTAATACCGGTTTTCCAGTAGTTGATGCTGCGGTCCGTCAATTACAACAAGAAGGATATATGGAAAATCGCGGTAGATTAATTGTTAGTAGTTTTGCCATTAAATTACTTCATCAAGATCCTCATACATGGAAAAGTTATGGCGGACAACATGTATTCAGTCGTATGTTATATGATAATTGTTATGCGAATAATTATGGAAATTGGAATTTTACACTAGGTCCAAATGATTTGGGTGGATACCGTTTTGGTAAAGGTAGAAGTGGGCGCATTATTAATCCAACTGATTACAAAAAATGGGATCCATCTTTAGAATATGTAAGAAAATATATACCAGAACTAAAAGATATTCCAGATAAGGATGTTTATAAATGGAACACTAGTTGGGAAAAATATAAAGATTGTAAGTATCCTAAACCTATGATTGATTTTGAAGAAAGAAAAAAAGAATGGTTTAAATTAACGGTTAAAAAAAGTTAGTAGTTTGGCAGAGCCAAACTGCTAACTTTTTTGAATCCCTGAATTTTTTTCATGAATGAAAAAAATTAACGGTTAAAAAATGAATGATCGTTCCTGAAAGGAAAGATCATTCATTTTTTAATTCCTTGAATTTATACTTTAAAATCTTTGATTTTAAATTATAAATTAACGGTTAAAAATAAATAGTTCGGCAAGCCGAATTATTTATTTTAAATCCCTGAATTTTTTTCATGAATGAAAAAAATTAACGGTTAAAAAATGAATGATCGTTCCTTAATTAATATATTAGTGCTTTTAATTGTAAATATTTTTGTTTATATTTCATATACTTCTCATAATAACCTCCTTTGCCAGAGGGTGCTGCGCCAGATGCTCCTTTGCCAGAGGGTGCTGCGCTAGATGCTGCTGCGCTAGATGCTGCTGCGCTAGATGCTGCTGCGCTAGATGCTGCTGCGCTAGATGCTGCTGCGCTAGATGCTGCTGCGCTAGATGCTGCTGCGCTAGATGCTGTCTGACCGGATAACAATTTACATACTTTTTTGTGTGATTTCCAATCAGCTGTTTGACATTTTTCATTACAATAATATACTTTGTTACAACCGGCACATAATTTTAAATTTTCTAGCAATCCACAGCATTTGCACTTTGGTTTTCTAATAATTACATCTATTTGATCTTTATATCTTCTAAATAAGAGAGCAATATATATGAATAAATCACAGTTAAAAGAATCAAAAAATTGTTGTGGTTTAGCATATAATCTTGCTGGAACTATTTTAGCATTACAACGAGAATTATATTCTTCCGCATTAATTAAATTTCCAAAACTATCATTAAAATAAGGTTGAATATTAATTATATTTCTAACTGGTACAGTTCTATTATTTCTTAAATAATCTAATTTTGCTATAATAGCATCTTTATTTGGAGCTGATTCTTTTATACCTAGTTCATCATCAAGAATTTTATGAATTATTCTCCGATGTGTTGGATCAACACTTGATGAATCTAATAATGTTTTAATATTAGCAATTTTTTCTCTTATATATCCAACAGATTGATCAACTAAATCTACTAATTTATATCCAGGCACTTGTAATATATATTTTCCTATATCTCTATTCATTAATAACTCATTATGAATATCAATTTTTATTTTTTGATTTGCTGAAGATATTAATTTTTTATCTATTTTTTGTTGAAATATGAATTCTTTAATATGATGCAATGAATTACCCTGATAAATTACATCTAAAAAAATTATATTTGTTAAATCTATATTTGGTATTAATATATCTAATTGTTTCCAATATTCTTTAACATTCGCATTTTGTTGAATAGCTGGATGAAATATTTCTGAACTAAATGGAAATTCTAAAAAATTACATCTTGGACATAATCCAGTTGCTTGAATATATTTACTTATTTTAGAACCTGAATCACCTGGAACTAAAATAGTAATATTACCTCTTTCAGCACTAATCCTATTTAAAATTTCAATAATTAGATGACATCCTTTTTGAAAATCATCTAATAAATTTACCATATTAGCTTCTAAAAATATACCTAATTTAATTGAGAAATAAATAATATCAGTTAATTCTTTTTCTGATAATTCTAATCTTTTTTCAAAAAAAGGGATTAATATTGGATTTTCTTTTAAACTGGGATCATGAGACGATATACTAGTTCCTAATTGAATTCGTATAGAATCTTCTTTAGAAATACCTTCTGCCATATATAAATATATATATAAAATAAATTAATAAAAATTGAAAAATTATTAATATATTAGCAATTAATATATTAATAATTAACACTTCTTTGTGTAAAATGTCTGAGAACTCATCACCACCTACTGACCCATCAGCACCACCACCATCTTTGGATCTTTCTAGTGGTGCGGAAACATTTGTCCCAGGACATGGCTTAAGCTTAGGATTAAAACCATTGAATCTTTCTTATACTTGTTTGTCAATTGAAGAAAAAGTTCAAACAGATAGATATAAAAAAAAAGTTGAATCTGAATTAGCAGAAAGTGGCGCTGTAGCAATGGCATTAAGAGAAGAGATTCGAGAGGAAAATGGCATTGAACCCGGCTCAACTCCAACACTTGGAAATTCTGGTGAGCGAATAGTTATTAAGTCTCCTAGGGCTCCTCAAATGTCTACCAACTCTTTTGAAGGAGGAGGAGGTGGTGGAGGAGGAGGAGAGTATCTAAATGAAATCCTTCCTAAAATAGAAACTGGATTAAATGCCAGTTCTAGCATTTCTGCTCCACCATCTGTAGGCCATATCAGAAAAACATTGTCTTTTGGACATCTCGAGATAAAAAAGATTATTAAGATTACAGAAGACGACCACCACAAGGGAGAAGGACATCATTCTCCCACTGTGTTTGAAGGATTTTGTAAGAGCGAACCAAAAAGAATTAAAATAGAATCTCTTTCACCATCACCTTCTACCTCACCACTGCCAGTAATGCCTTCACCTAAACCATCAAAAGATGATTAATTTTTATTTATATTTTAATAAACCAGTTTTTGTTATAAATTAATTTTATTCTTCATCATCTACTTCATCATCTTCATCTTCTTCAAAAAATACCTCATCTGTTTCTTCTTCTTCATCTTCAAAAAAAACTTCATCTATATCATTAATTTCATTAACTTCGGCATAGTTTTCATCATCAACATTTTCATCGTCATCATCGTTTTCATCATCGTTTTCATCATTGTTTTCATCATCGTTTTCATCATCGTTTTCATCATCGTTTTCATCATCATTCTCATCCACATTATTTTCATTAACTATTTCTTCATTTGTTTCTGATTCACTACCGATTTCACTATCTTCTGAAATATTATCATCTCCTTCTTCATTTATTTCGTCTTCTTCATTTAAGGGTATATCATTCATTGGTCTTATTTTCATTAATTGATGCTTTTCAATTGAACAAAATGGACATTTACTTATTTGAGAATAACAATCTAAACAAGTATAATGTTCTAGACAATCAAATATATATAACTCTTTTTCCTCATAACATATCCCACAATCTTTTGTTATATTATATTTCTTTTTATTTAACATAAATTGTTTTCTTAAGCTCATTTTATCATTATATTTTTCCAATTTATTAGAACTATCATCCAAATTAAATTTAGTACAATATGGAATCAAATAATTTATATTACTTTCAATTTCATACGTAAAAATAATACCAATTAATTTTATTAATGTTATTTTTCGCATTTTTGTAGCATCTATATATCTCTCAACATCAATATCAAATGAATCTAAAAATAACATAACATTCTCTTTGAATTTTTTATAATTAAACTTAAATTCACAATAATAATACGCTAATTCATAATATCCTCTATAATAATTACCTTTTTTAGCTAAATTAAAATATCTTTTTGCTCTTTTTACATCACGATCATTACACAATAAATGATTACCATATGCCATCATAGACTCATAATCACCCTTTCTACTAGCCATCTTTAAATACTTTTTTGATATACTATATTTATCAATATTTTGATAATGTAATCCTAAATTATACATCGCATGAACATTTCCACCATCAATCGCACGTTTATAATATAAAATCTGTGTTTTTATATCATTCTTAAATTGTCCATAATAGTATCCTAAATATGTTAAATAATCTGGATCATTACAAGTTTCATCTATTATTTGATTTTTAAATAAATCATATAATTTAATAAGAATTAATTCTCTATTTTCAGGAATATCATACGAATACTCATTTTCATTTAATATTTGAATTAACTCTTTCTCTTTATCATTTAAACTTAATTCATTTGGTGCCTCAGTTAGTGGTTTAGTTGTTGGTTCAGTAGCTGGTTCAGTTAGTGGTTCAGTTAGTGGTTCAATCGTTAGTGGTTCAGTTGGTGGTTCAGTTGGTGGTTCAGTTGGTGGCTCAATTGGTGATTCAATTGCTGGTTCAGTTGGTGGTTCAATTGGTGGTTCAGTTACTACTTCAGTTGGTGACGTAATTATAGATTTTATTGAATTATCTATAATTAAATCTAATATTGAAGTAATTATTTCTTTTATTAATAAATCATTTGATAATGAATTATTTTCCATTATATATATTCTAATTATAATATCAAATCTATAAATATTTATAAAATCAATTTTTAAAATAAGAAAAGAAAGAAAAAATTGAGCCGTTTATTAGTAGAACTAATCTGCCAACCGCCAAATCTTAAATAAAAATTGAATATATTTATCTTAATCTATACAAATTATAAGATAAATTAAATGGCTTACATTTCTTTAGGCCCGACTTGTTCGGTAGCTTATCAACTTCAAAAATTAGAAAAGAAAAAAGAATCTCTTCCTTTTGATTGGATTCGTTGTCCAAACATTAAAGATGTTATCTATCTGATAACTAATAATTTTCAAGGTTTTCTTGATGGTATTTCATTTGTTAGAGACGATACAAAGTTTCCAATTATAAAAGATTCAGAAATATTTGATGAAGTAGCTGACAAAGAAACAAAAGTCTATCGCAATGAAAAACTCAATCTAGGATTTTTTCATGATTTCAAGGATGGGATTACTTTGGAAGATGTTAAGGAAAAATATAATCGCCGTATCAAACGGTTCTATGAAACTGTTAAGGAAAAATGTGTTTTTATTAGAGATGATATGTATTTTCATCAAGAAAACATTGAAGATTATAATAACCTCTATCAGATCTTGATTGGATTTAATAATCAGAATAAATTAGTTCTGATTATTAATATGAGTAAAAATATTTATGATCTTACTGGATTAAATCCTGCGATTAAAGTTTTTATTGATAATGAAAAACAAACTGAATGGCAACATCATAAGATAACTTATTTTATTGAACATTTATAGAAAAATTTAATTTATATATAAATATATATATAATGAATGTTATAAAAATACTTACATGGAATATATCTTGGGAAGCAATGACTGGTAAGAACAGTGGTAGATTAGATGGAACTATATGTAATAAAGGTGGTAAAAATGTTTGTCTTGAAAATGTGCTAAATAAAATAATTGAAGTAAATATGTTAAATGAATTAGATTTTATTTTACTGCAGGAAGCTGAAATAGAACCTGAAACTTTAAAAACAAAATTAAATGGAAAATATAATTATTTATCATATACTAAATTAACAACTACTCCAAAAAAAGAAGAATCAATTATATTTTATAATAACACTAAATATACAATTTTAAAACAAATTTTATGGAGTTTTTTTCCAGGCAGACCTTTTATAATTGCTTTATTTCAAAATATTATTACTAGACAGAATATTTTAATTACTAATTTACATGGCCCACACGGTCCATTAGATGATAAAAAAGGAAATACTTTACCAAATTATTTAGATTTTTTTGACTACTATAGATTAGGAGGACCAGATAAAGATTATACAGGAAGAGATATTTCAAAAAATCCTAGAATTGATTTAAATAATTTACCAATAATTATTGGCGGAGACTTTAATTTAGAAATACCTGGACACATAAAAATTTTTAATCAAATTTTCTCAAATGAAGGTAATCAATTAACATGCTGTGATACAAAATTTACAGGAAAGGGAATGAAATACCGGTTTGATCATATATTAATTAATGATAAATTAACATATAAAACAGTAATGTATCCAAAGGTAGATGATAATATGTATTCTGATCATATCCCAGTCTATGCTGAAATAAATATGCCAAGTATTTCTCCAGTTTTTAAACCTCGTATTGGATTTGATTTTGATGGTGTTATACATAAGTCAGTTACTATTCCCGACTTGAATGGACAAAGACATCCTGATACTAAAACTAAAGATGTAGATCTTATAAAAAATGATCAGATATTTAGTAAAATAGAAGAATATTTAAATGCGGGACATGATATTGAAATTATATCCTCTAGATGGGATCAATCTATAATTATGCCATATTTATTAAAACATTCTGTTATATGTAATTCCCACGCAAGCCAAATTACTGTAAATAATAGTGCGAAAGGATTAAAAAAACATGAGATAGTTGTTATGAGTGGTATTAGTGAATTTTATGATGATAGTATAAATGTATTAACTGATATAATGTTATTTTTAAGAACAATAAAAGGAATAATGACATTGAAAAAATTATTTCTTGTTAGACCTGAATTAAATGATTTTATTGAAGTAATTAGTATAGCACAATTAGATAATGAATTAATAAAATTAAATATTAATTTATTATGTAATAAATCTATTAAGCATGAAGTTGATACTGATTATATTAAATTAAAAGAAAATATCAATCAATTATTGTACCATTAGCTCTAAATCTATAAAATTATTCAATAAAATTGAAATATTTATTGTATAATTGAATTCTAGTGATAAAAAAACAACATGTCTTCTTTTACTCCAGAAACACTTCGCGCAAGTTTTGCTGTTGGTGATACTGTCTTTTATGAATACAAAGAATACCACGAATATGGTTATTATCATTCGCACGTATCAGTTCGCAAGGGTTATGGATCTATTACAGAGATTGATTATGAAAATTTAACAGTTAATATTCAAAAAATAGATTCGGATGCCACTTACGATACGGCCACAGTTATATTTGATTTTAAGACACCTGGAAGAGCTGAATTTGTTTTAAAAAAAGGATTTCGTCCTGGACAAATTGTTGAATATAAAGATGTTTGTGAGATTGCTTCCATTAATGGTAATGAAATCACACTAACAAATGGCAAGACATTCAATCGACGCAATCTAAAACAAGTTGAAAATTCTTAAACGACTTGAACTCTATTTAGTTTTCCACCGCTGTCTTTCATCAATAAAGCTCTTAATTTATCTTCTATTGATTGATCTTTTGATTGAGAGGTTAATTGAGAGGTTGATTGAGAGGTTGATTGAAAGGTTGGTTGAGAGGTTTGATTTAGAATTGCTTTTAATTTATTATCTATTGAAGCTTTAGAAATTTCAGCAGGTTCTGGTTTAGAATCACTTTTAATTCCCTTCTCTAATGATTTAAGAAGACTACCGCTGAAATCATAACTTCCAGCATGTGATAGATTACAACTTAAATCTACCCAAATTTCTCCGTCCATTTCTAACCATCTCTTACAAAAAGCATAATCCTCTGATAAATATCTTCTTGATACAGGATCAATTATACAATCAAATAAAGCATAGAAATAATCTTTATTTCCATGAACATCATATCCACCTACATCATTTACATACTTTAGATTACTGAATTTACGTGCCATCTTTTCTAATACTTCTCTTTTGATCATCATAAATCCAGTAGCAGCATATGCTACTTTCATAAAACCACCTTGAATTGGAACTCTTTGCGTTCCTTGATCATTTTCAGTAATAATATTTACAGCATAATCATATGACGCAGCAGCAATAAATTCTGTTTCTACAACATTTTCTCTAGCAATTGCTGCTATCTTTTCCCAATTTATTCCTTTTTTTGGATAACTACCTGCTACAACATCTTTATTAGATGTGAGCATTCTAAGAACATTTAAAGGATTAAATGAAATATCAGCATCTACAAATAATAAATGTGTATATTCTTTCTTAGCTAACATCAATGAAACATAAAAATTTCTTGCTCTTGTAATTAAACTTTCATTTCCAATTGTAAGAACATCAATTTTAATTCCTTTACTATCACATAAACGTTGTAGATTCAATACACTTTGCATGTATCCGCGAAACATTTGACCTCCGTAGCATGGAGTTGCTAATAAAATATGATAATTTTTGTTTTCTTCGCTCATTTATAATATATATATTTACCTTTTTATATATATTATTATATAATAATATAATAATATAATAAAACAAATGTTAAAAAAATATGGATTTGATTTTGATGGAGTTTTACATAAATCAGTTGGGATTACGAACTTAAGCGGTTTGAGATCTGGTAAGTCTGGAAAATTAATACCTAATCAAAAAATTATTACAAAAATAAAAGACTTAATCTCACTTAAACAGAAAATTGAAATTATTTCTTCTCGTGGTGATCAAGAAGGAATATGCTTTTTTTTAGATGAAGAATTTACAAAAACAGAAATAAATTCAATTACTATAAATAAAAAAGCAGCAAATAATGAAAAAACAGATACAGTAATTAATAGTGGTATTATTGAATTTTATGATGATAGTGTTAATGTATTAAAAGAAATTATTTGGGCACTTGAAGATAAACCAACTATTAAAATAAAATTATTTCTTGTGCGACCAGAATTAGATGATTTTATTCAGATTAATACTATAAAAGAATTAGATAGCGAATTAATAAAATTAAATATTAGATCTTTATGTGATAAATCTATAAAAAATGAAATTGATGATAAATATACATTATTAAAAAAAAATATAAATATATTGATTAATGACAATGATAATCATAGGTATATAGTTCAACATATTGAAAGTGATAATGTATATTGGATGTTATATAAAATAATAAAAAATAGACCAGAAGTTACAATACATGTAGAGCCAAATTTGGGTTATACACAAGGTATAGTTAAAGGCACTTTAGAAAATATGTTTTCAGCTTTAAGAAAATTAACAACAAATATTCGGGAAGGACAAATTCCTCCGGAAGAAATAAATTATAATAATATTCAATTAGTAAGATCTAATATTGATAATTGGAATGTAAATATTGGTGAAATAACTGGACTCAATAATTATACACAAGTTCCAGGACTAATAACAATTGTTACAGATATGTTGGCCGATAATAAAATTAAGTGCTTATTTCAAAAAAGAAAAGTAGTAGTACCAAGAAGAATAAATATATACGGAACCGTTTATAGAACAGGAACTTCTGATTTTAGTATATTAATCAACAAACAAAATTCTAAAAATAAATTATTTATTTATAATGAAAATAGAGCTGCATTTTTAGATAAATCCAGTGTAGATTTTGGAAGTGGTAATGGATTTCTAAGAAGAGCTAGATTAGATTATAATGGAAGTGAAAATCAAAAAGATATAAAAATAGCAAATGATCTTCCAGCAGAAGCAAGATCATTAGGAATACCTACAGATGTTTATGGAAAAAGTGATCCGGTAATAAATCAGTCAATTAGCCAAATATATAATGAAATATATAATAACAATAATATTTATGAGGTATATTATTCAATACCGGATAATACAAAAGCTGAAAACTCTGGAAAATTTATGGATTTAGGATTACAAACATTTAGTGGAGATGTGAATGCTTTACAAAATATTAAATTTATTAGTGTAGAACTAAGAAACATGTTTCAAGGTTTACAAATTAATTTTGAAGTAAATTTATTTTTACTTGATGGTAAAACTATTACTAAAATTGAATTTGATGATCCAATAATAGATAATAAAATATGATAAAAAATTGATATTTTAATAACATATTATAATTTTTAGAATATATAATTATATAGATTTAATGGATCTAATAGATGATTCTTTTGATGAGTCTGCTAATATTATTCAATATTCTTCATCATTTATTAGTAATTTAAAATTAATTACTAATAAAGCTATTTTGTTGGATTATTTATCACAAGATGGTTGTTTATTACAATTCTTTAAAAGACAAACAAATGACATGTGTATAGCAGCAGTTTCAAATTATGGATTTGCGTTAAAATTTGTGAAAAAACAGAATGATAAAATTTGTTTAGCTGCTGTTAAACAGAATGGCAGAGCTTTAAAATTTACTAAAAATAAAACTCCTGAAATAATTGCAGAGGCTATTCGTCAAAATGGAACCGCTATTGAATTTATTGAAATACAAGATCACCTAATATGTTCATTAGCTATTTGGTCAAATGGTCTTTCTTTAGAATTTATTAAAGATGAATTCAAGACTTCCGATCTATGTAAATATGCTGTTATACAAAATGGATTTGCCATTCAATTTGTTCCAATTCAAACAGATTATTTATGTTCCTTAGCCGTTTGTTATGATGGTTTAACTTTAGAACATATTAATAATCAGAGTCACGATGTATGTTCTCTTGCGATTGATAATGATCCAGATTCATTACAATTTGTTAAAAATCAGACAAGAGATTTAATTATTAAAGCTATTAATCTTTTCCCACAGAGTATTAATTGGGTTAGAAAACAAACTCCCGAATTCTGCAATCTAGCTTTAAAATTAGATAAAGATGCTATACATTATATTAGATTACAGTTTAAAACACCATACATTATTAGTTCAGCATTAGAAGATGAACATTGTTCAATTTGCTTGGGTGGAAAAGAAGATGATACAGAAGAAGATAAATGGTGTAGTTTAATAGAATGTTCTCATAAATTTCACGTTAAATGTATTAAGGAAAGTAGTAAGAGTTTAAAAAATTGTCCATTATGTCGGACAAACTTTCCTATAAACTTTTAACTTTTAACATTATAAAATTTTAATTTATATATTTTATATAACTTAATTATATGGGAATCGAAAGATTTTTTAAATCTATTAATTCATTATATTCAAATAAATTTATAAAACCAATATACAAAAATGACACTATAACTCATTTATATTTTGATTTTAATTCAGTTATCCATAAAATATCAGCTAATATTTGTAACCATCTTAATGATCTTCTATTATATTCTTTAATTTATAAATATTCTGATCAAAGTGGTATGAATCCAGACATTGTTAGTGAAGAATTTAATACTATCAATAAAATATATAATTTTAATTATACTGTTCAAAACTTTTATCAAAATATATCTAAAATAAATCTAAATAATTTAATTTATCATCATATTTTTAATGATATTCGGAATTATTTATCTTTTTATCCAAAATGTAATTTTTTATATATTGGTATAGATGGAGTTCCTAGTGTTGGCAAAATGATTGAACAACAAGATCGCCGCTATAAAGGATATTTAATGAGTTTAATAAATAAACAAGTTTTATTAAAACATAAAACGCAATTAGATAATAAAGAATTTGATATGACTAATATATATAATGAATTTGAATATCTTAATATGAAAATTTCTTTTGATAAAAATTTAATATCTCCTCAAACTGATTTTATGTTAGATTTTATTACACAATTAAAAAAAGAATACTTTAAGGATAAACTAAATATGGTTATTTCAGATTTTTATGAAAAAGGTGAAGGTGAAAAGAAAATTGTTATTCATATTAAAAAATATTGCTCGAAGGATGATAATATTATTATCTATTCACCTGATGCTGACATGATCATTATGACAATGATTCTAAAATTCAATATCTTTATTTTAAGACATGAACAAACAACTTCAGAAGATGCGATTATTGATATTGACGCTATTAAAAAAGAATTTAATCCTGTAAATGATATTGCTTATATATTTTCTGTATTTGGTGATGATTTTATACCAAAAATAGATTGGATTAATGTAACTAAGCATATATCAAAAATATTAGAAGAATATAAAAAAATGGATATTCGTATAATTGATGATAAAACAAAAACTGTTAATTTATTAAATTTACAAAAATTCTTTAAACATATAAAAAAATTAGAAGGAACAGTTAAGTTATCAAAAAATAGATTTGACGATCTACTTAAACCAATAAATTATAAATCATTTAAATACTATAATGAATTAAATGATATTAATAATTTATCTAGAAACTATGAACCAACTTTTGATACAGCAGAAAATAAAATACCAGCTTTAGATTATTATAAAGCTATGTTGTGGAAATACAATTATTATTTTTTAGATGATAATTCAAATAATGATTTTTATTATTCTTATCATGGTGCTCCTACAATAGATACATTAATAAATTTTAATGATTTTAAAAATGTTAATTTAACAGAATATAAGACCACTAATATAATGCCAATTGATCAATTATGTTTTATATCACCAATAAATGTAAGTCAATATGTTCAAAAACAAAAAATAAACAAAGAATTAGCAGATAAATTGTACAAATTAATGAAAATTAATCTACCTATTATTAAATTAGGGTTAAATGTTAGTGAGAAACAAAATATAAATGAAATATTTGATTGTCATAATGCTAGATATCTAAATAAATGTTATCTTAAATTTGAATTAATAAAATTTAAAGATTTTAAAAAATTAATTAATCCTACGAGTATAAATCGTTTTGTAAATGGAAAAGATATACCCCTAGAGATAGGAGATTCGCGCGCAGGTCAATTAGTTTATATTAGTCCTCAAAAAAGAGAAATAAATAGTTCCTTTAAAATATCAAAAAGAATTATTAATAATAATGATGAATATGAATATATAATTGATAGTATTCACAATATGACATCAGATTATTTAGACTTTATAGATGATTTTTTTTCAAATCAGTGTTTTGAAAAAGGTGGTATAACTTTAAGAGAATTAAAAACAAAATTTAGAAATAATGAAATAGAAATTATGACAATTCATAATAAATCAAAATTAATATTTGCTTGTTTATTATCACCAAATAATAATAATATTTATATATCTTTAATTTGTGTTAATAGTGAAAATAGATCTCAAGGAATATTAAAAAGTGCTATGTTATTTTTGGCAAAATATTATAAACCAGAACAGAAAAATATTTTTAATATTCATGCTGACAAAAGATCAACTCATAATTTAAATCAAACAAAAAGAATTAATATTTATTCTCATATTGGATTTTATATTGACAATGATACAATTATTGAATTAGATTCAAATAAAAAAGCAAAAATTATTAAAAAAATAATAGATAATAATAATATTAGATATTATGTTTTAGATGAAGATGATAAAAAATATATTATTGATTCAAGTCAAATAGATAAATGTCTTACCAAGAATATAAATTATATTGGATATAAAATTGGTGATAGACAAAATAATTTTACGAATTTAATAAAATTTTCATGCCCAATGATAACAACATCTGAATTAATTATTAAATTTAATAATAATAAATAAATAAGTTATCTAAATTATTTATTTTTTAAATTAAAATTCATAAAAATTATCACTAAATGTATTTAACGCTAAAGGTTCATTCATTGTGGGAATTCTAAAATTAGCACATTTTGGTTGAATATTTCCATCATTACTTCTACCTTTCATTCTATTCATATTACGTTCTAATACTTCAAATGGCATATTTGGCTCCAATAATGAATTACTTATATATTCTTCTGATTGGTGCTGAGATTGTTGCTGCTGCTGTTGTTGTTGGGGGTGTTGCTGCTGCTGTTGTTGCGGTTGTTGTTGCTGTTGTTGCTGCTGTTGTTGCTGCTGTTGTTGCTGCTGTTGTTGCTGTTGTTGTTGCTGCTGTTGTTGCTGCTGTTGTTGCTGTTGTTGCTGTTGTTGTTGGTTGTGCTGAGGTTGTTGTTTATTCATAATCAATGCTTTTCTTGTATTTGATTTAGGTTGTTTATTATTATTTTGTCCTATTTTTAATTCTCTTTCTATATCTTTTTCAAATATTTGATCATCATTTTTTTTATTATCATTTATTTCTGATAATTCATTTGATAAAGATAAATTAGATAAATTTGATTTTTCAGTATTTTCCATAGTTTCAACATTATTATAATTAATTGGCTTCTTTAATTGTACTTCGATTGGCTTATTATCATTTATATTTGATATAATTTTATTCTTCTTTTTGATATTTTCAAAATATCTATATAATAAATATGTAATTAATCCAAAAACTATTAAAGAAAATAGTAAATTATCTCTAAAACATGGATATATTGTTTTATATATCCAATCTAATATAAAATGATTACCCCCACTCTTATTTAAATATATTTTATTAACTTTATTCAATAAATTAACATCAATTAATTTTGGTTTTATTCTAAAATTATTATTCATTTTTATCCTTTAATATACAATTTATTTTTTTTTTATTAAATTTAATAAATTATTAAATTTAATAGACTAAAGTTGTATATTTAACTAATAGATTATTTGACTAAAAATCATCGGTATAACTATAATCATTCTTTGTTTTATTCATTACTGATGCCTTCTGATATTGAGAGGGTCTGTTTTCAAAGAAATTTGTCTTACCTTCTAAAGCTATCTTTTCCATAAAATCAAATGGATTTACAGCATTATATATTTTTGAATACCCTAATTGGGTTAATAATCTATCTGTTACATACTCAATATATGTAGTCATTTGTTCAGCATTCATTCCAATTAATCTACAAGGTAAGCTCTCATTTATAAATTCTTTTTCAATATCTACAGCATCCTTAACAATCGCATGAACGATTGATTCATCAAGTCTATTTATAATTTTTGAATATAATAAACAAGCAAATGAACAATGCTCACCTTCATCTCTGGCAATAAATTCATTTGACGATGTTAATCCTGGCATTAATCCTCTAGTTTTTAACCAATAAATCGAGCAGAATGCTCCGCTAAAGAATATACCTTCAACAATCGCAAAAGCAATTAAACGCTTAGAAAATAAATCATCACTTTTGATCCATTTCATTGCCCAATCTGCTTTCTTCTTAATACATGGTATAGTTTCAATAGCATTAAATAATTTATCTTTTTCTTGAGGACTATCAATGTATGTATCAATAAGAAGAGAGTACATTTCACTATGCACATTTTCCATTGAAGCTTGATATGTATATGCTATTTGAGCTTCTAATATTTTAACATCATTAGTAAATCTTTCTAATAAATTCATATTTACTAAACCATCAGAGCCAGCAAAAAATGCTAAAATATGTTTTATGAAATAACGTTCATCATCATTTAATTTATTATCCCAATGATTCTTATCTTTGCTTAAATCTAATTCTTCCGCAGTCCAAAATGACGCTTGTTGCTTTTTATAACATTCCCAAATATCTTGATGTCTAATTGGAAATAACGTAAGACGCTGTTCTGAAGGATCTAAAAGAGGTTCGTAACTCATTTCTATTCTTGTTATATATAAATCTATATATATTTTTCTATATAGAATTAATTTATCAATTTTTATAGCAAAATGCTATATAATTATCTAATATTAAATTTGACTGGGTGTAGCAAAATATTTTTATGTAATTTTTCCAATTCTTCTATTTGTTTCTCAATAAAAGGATTTTCATACCGAAAATATATAAACATTGGAAGATCAAATTTATTAAAATATCCAATACTATAATTAAATATAGAACATAATGTCGCAAACATAATTTCGTGAAAAAATAAACGCTTTCTCAATTGTGATAATTCATACACTTTTTTTAATAAACGATTTGATAAACGACATAATTGATTATATGTCGCAGTCCATTTTGAATAATCACTTATCATTAATTTTGCTTTATCCCAATGATACCATGTTTGATCATCTTCATATTTTTCTAATAATGGATAAGCTATTAAATCATCATTTGAATTAATATCTAATAATTGTTTCATTGAATTTGAATTATTCCAATATACATCATCTTCACATATCCATACAAATGGACGATTTAATTTATAAGCAAAATATGTTCCTTTATCCCAAGCAGTTATTTGATTATGTGTCTGACTCATATGATGAGTCCAACCAATTTTTTCCATTTCTTTATCAGAATAATGAATTACTCGATCTGAAGTATGAGAAGGAAAATCATCACATATAATATAAGCATCTATTCCTACTTGTAATAAACTTTCTAATTTATCTTGAATATTTTTTGTTAAAGATCTTGTGAGTAATAATATTGTAGCTTGATTATTTCCTCCAGTTTGTAAGGTATTATTAGTTAATGTTTTTTTTAATTCTAAATATTTATATTTATATTTATGATATTTCTCTTCATGAGTCATATAATAAATAAGATTATATTTTTGCTAATAAAATATTAATTTTATTTTTTAATTTTTCATCTTTTATTAATTGAGATGATAATTTAAGTATCTTAGATTTAATTTGATTTAAAAAATATTTTTTAAAATTTAGATTCATTACACATGTATTCGGACTAGTATCTTTTCCAATTAATACAAATCCATATTTTTCATAACATGAAATTGCTGGAACATTATCAAATAATACATCTAACTTAATACTTTATTATCATCTAATTCATAATTTAATTCATTAAAACAACTATTTAATAATATACCAATCATTATGGAACATAATCCATTTTCTCTATATGATGGCATAGTAAACACATTATAAATTTTTAATGTGATTTCATCATCTTTTGTAATAATAGCAATTGAAGCAATTTCTAATTCTTCATTTTTATTTTTTGCTATATTCAATACTACTTTTGTATATTCACGTAAATTAAAATATGAAGTATATTTATTTAATATATTACTTTCATTTATATTTTTAGCCTGTAGTTCGTCGTCAGTATATTCATATTGTAATTTATATGTCTCAATAAGTGATTTATACAAATTTAAATTTTTAATAAAATTAGAAAATTGATTTTTTGGACAACAATTTAATAAATACATTTTATAGCATATTGTTGGATCCCTTTTTAAACACCCAGTTTGTTTTATTAATTGATCTAAATTGTGCGCTTCCATTAATAATATTATATATATAAAATTTATATAATATAATATAATATGAATTTGAAAAATTTAATAGATAAATATAATAAAATATTTGATAATTTATATATTGGAAATTATGAATCACCAATTGATACTGATTTTTTAAAAAAAGAAAATATAAAATTAATTATAAATTGTACAAAAAATTATAAATATGAGGTTGATGATTCCATTAATATAATAAGATTAAACATAACAGATTTTAATTCACCTGAAAATAATATTATTATTGCTTCAAATATTGATAAAATTTTAGATATTATTGATATTTATTTAAACTCTGGAGAAGGAGTATTAGTCCATTGTCATATGGGACAACAACGTAGTGCCATGATAATTTCATGTTATTTAATGAAGTATAAAAAAATGAAATTAGAAGAATCAATAAATAAGATTAAATTAAAAAGAAAATATGCTTTCCTACCAGAAATAACATTTATTAGTTTTCTTAAATATTATGAAGTAGAACAATCCTAAATTATGCGTTTCAAATTTTAAAAAAATATATAGTAATATATTAAGTATATAAAATGTATAATCGTGGAAGTATTATGAACGAAGATGAAAGAATACAATTATATAATTGGGCCATTAGTATGAAACAAAAAATGCGGATATTACATAATTGTCGAAGAGATTATAAACTATTAGAATCTGATCCAGAAGTCCTCCCTCTTGTGTTTGAAATTAGAAAAAGATTAGAAGAAAAAGAAGATTTAGCTTCTTTTGAAAAAGAAGTATCTATTAATGATTTTCTTGGTTTCGTAAGCCCTGGTGGATATATTTATAAACATACAGATCCAAATAACTTTGAAAAACAATGTGCTCACATTAGATTCAATGTTTATATATCTGTTCCAAAAATCGGATGCAAAACATATTATGATGGTCATCTAGTAGATACTCAAGAAGGATGTTATGCCTTATGTAGATCAGGTATTGATGAGCATTGGACTGATCCAAATGAAGATACTATTCCTAGAATATCTTTATCATTTGGATATTTATTACCAGCTGAAAAAATAGATGATTTATGTAAGGATCCAAAAATTGGTATATATACACAATTATATCCATTAGTAAATTTTAAGTAATGTGGTTACGTTATGATCCGAATTTAATATCTTACTGTAAAAAAATGAAAATTAATATAATTATATAAAATTATAATTATACTATAATAATATGGCTAAATATTTAAAAGATTTTTTAAAAGATCATCAGAAATTTATTGATAGTTCTCCTCTTAATATTTTAATTGAGTTTGCTGAATACACTAATGAAAAATATAGAAATGAAAATAGTGTTATACCTGATGAATTATATGACTCACTTGAAGACGAAATTAAAAAACAAGATCCAAATAATCCCTTTTTGAAAAAAATAGGATTTGAAGCTGTTAAAAATAAAGTTAAATTACCCGTATATATGGGAAGTATGGATAAACTTAAAAAAACAGAAGGTGATAAATTAAATAAATGGAAGAAAAAATTTAATAAATTTGATTATGTCATAACTGATAAATTAGACGGTATTAGTGGATTATATGTAAATGATGGTAAAGATAATATCAATATGTATACAAGAGGTGATGGAACTATAGGTGGTGACATTACTTATTTAATCAATACTATTCCATCTTTAAAAAAATTAAAAATTAAAACAAAAATAGTAATACGTGGAGAAATTATTATTTCAAAGAAAAAATGGTTAAAATATGAAGATAAGTTTAGTAATGCGCGTAATATGGTTTCTGGATTAGTTAATGCTAAAAAGGTCGATACAAATATTATGAAAGATATTGATTTTGTTGTGTATGAAATTTTAGAACCAAGATTAAGACAATCTGAACAATTTCAATTAATGAAAAAACTAGGAATAAAAAATGTATATTATGAAATTTTAGATAAAAAAGATCTTGATTTTGAAATGTTAGACGATATTCTAATTGAAAGACGAAAAGATTCAGAATATGAAATTGATGGTATTATTATAAATGATGATTCGTTACAACCAGTAAATTCCGATGGCAATCCTGATTATGCTTTTGCGTTTAAAGATGCTTCTGAACAACTAACTGCTGAAGTTAAAGTTATTGATGTTGAATGGAACATCAGTAAGGATGGTTATATTAAACCAAAATTAGTTCTAGAACCAACCAAATTATCAGGCGTTGTTATTTCAAATGCTACTGCGTTTAATGCTAAATATATTGTTGATAATAAAATTGGTCCTGGATCTATAGTTAAAATTATTAGATCCGGTGATGTAATTCCTCATGTTCTTGAAGTCATTAAAACTGCTAAGGTTAAAATGCCTTCTGTTGAATATGAATGGAATGAAACTAATGTTGATTTAATTGCGGTTGGTGATAAATCAGATGATCAAGTCATTAAAGAACTTACTTTTTTTGCTAGTAAAATGGTAATTGAAAAT